CAGGACGGCTTGACGGGTATCGTCCAGGCCCGGATGCAGTATACTTGCATGGCCGAGTCCTGGCGCGAGGCGGCCGACCTCGCCGACGCGGTGCGGTGCTGCCTGCACGGCTACCGCGGCGTACGGGATGGGGCGCGTATCGAGGACGTCCGATACGCAGGACAGCATGACGACTACGACGAGACGACCAGGATCTACTGGATCCCGGTCGATATGATCGTCACTTACCTAGAGGAGACTTGAGACAATGACTTTCCAAACCAGTGTGCAAAACCCAGCCGCGATCCGGCTTGGGAGCTGCAAACTTGAGGTCGAGGACTACCCCGGGACGTTCACCAGCATGACTGACGTCGGCATCCTTAAGGGGGCAAAGCTCGTCCTGACCAGAGAATCGATCACCATCCAGCCGGACAACGCGCCCGAAGTGGATGTGTCCGACCAGATCACCGGCGCCGAGGTTACGGCGACGCTCCATGAGTGGACGCTCGAAACGCTCGAAAAACTCGGGCTCGGGACCGTCACGACCGTGACCGGCACCTCCGTCAGCGGACAGACCCTCGTCGTCGCGTCTGGTGCGTGGGACTACTCCACGTTCATCCCTGTGACCGACCAGCCGAGCGCGAGCATCACATCGGTCGCCGGGTCGACGAACCCGACGCTCGTTGCCGGGACCGACTACCACGTCATCACCGACGACGAGGGTGTCACCGGGATCGTCGTGCTTGACTCAGGCACCGTCACCACGACCGCCCAGGCGCTCACGATCACCTACGGCTACACACCGATCGCGTCGAAGACCATCAAACTCGGCGGCAAGGGGTCCACCCCGAAGTACATCGCCGTGCGGATGACTAACACCAACGCGGCCGGCAAGAAGTACCGGTATCAGTTGTTCAAGGCCAAGTTGTCAAGCAACTTCGAGCACACGTTCACGGCGGACGCGGGCGGCGAACCGGCCGGGATCCCGATCACCCTGACGGCCCGGCCCGACCCGATGCTCGATGATGAGGAGAACGTCATCCAGATCTACGACGAGCAGGCGGTGTAAGCATGGTCGAGATAATCGACCTCTCCACCCTTTCGCCCAAGCCGGTGATCGTCAGGATCGGGAACGGCGAGGAGATCGAGGAGATCGATCTCACGGTTGTACCGGCTCGCGGCACGCTCCTGCTCTCCGAGGCCACGCAGCGTCACGGAGGGTGGGAGAAGATCCCCGACGACGAGATGATCCCGGCGATCGCTGCCATCTGCCAGCAGTCCAACCCCCAGATCACCGCCGAGTGGCTGGAGACGAAACTTACCCGGCCGCAACTCGCCGGACTTACGCAGATCGTTCTCGCGCAGGCGTTCCGACCGTGGGGCGGCGGCAAGCGGAACCCCGATCAGGAGGGGGAGGAAAAAAACCCGTAATCGAGGCAGGACGGATCATCGCTCATCTGTGTAGAGTCTACGGGTGGACGCCGGACTACTGCCTCGATCGCCTATCATGGCCGCAAGTGTTGATGTACCTCGAATACTCGATTGATACCGGGCTCCGGGGACCAGAGAACGCCTCCAGGCAGGCAGCAGAAGCGCAGCTGCCCGGCGACTCCGACATCCCCGACGCCCCGACGATAGAGCGAGAACTCGGCAGCCTGATCAGGAGGGGGATAGATGGTCGGTGAAACCAGCGCAGGAAAACTCGTCGTTGAGATCGTCGGCGATGTCGCGGGGCTGACTCGGGCCTACGAGGAAGCGAAGAAGCAGACCGAAGGGTTAGAGGGCGACCTCAAATCTATCGGGTCGCGGATGACGAGCATCGGCTCTGACCTCATGCTGAAGGTAACTGCCCCGCTCGCCCTCACCGGAGGGCTGATGGTCAAGACCGCGGCCGACTTCGACGACTCCATGCGTAAGATCGCCGCCGTCACAGGAGCCACCGGGGATCAGTTCGACCGGCTCCGACAACAGGCGATCGACCTCGGCGCTACGACCGCCTGGTCCGCGTCCGAGTCCGCCGCCGCCATGCAGTATCTCGGTATGGCCGGGCTCGACACCAACGAGATCCTTGAGGCCACGCCACAGATGCTCAGCCTCGCGTCTGCCGGGGCGATGGATCTCGGGGCCGCGGCCGATATCGCGACCAACGTCCTCTCGGGTTTCAACCTGGAGATTTCAGACCTCGCCCACGTCTCCGACGTCCTCGCCCAGGCGGCATCGAGCAGCAACACTTCCGTCGAACAACTCGGGCACGCGATGGCTTATGTCGGCCCGGTGGCGTCGTCTGCGGGGCTCTCCATCGAGGAGACGACCGCCGCGATCCAGGTGATGAGTAACGCAGGTATCCAGGGCACGATGGCCGGCACGGCGCTCCGGGGCGCGTTGACATCCCTCCTATCCCCGACGAAACAGGCCACCGATATCCTCGCCACCTACGGCCTAACCGCCGCCGACGTCGACCCGCAGGTGCACAGCCTCGCCGAGATCATCGACACGCTCGGCGCCGTAGGTATCTCCACCGGCGACGCCATGTCGCTCTTCGGCGACCGGGCCGGTCCGGCGATGCTCACCCTGATCCGGTCCGGGGGCGACGGCATCAGGGACTATACCCAG